ATTGGGAGACAACTGCAATCTATCGATCTCCGCCGACATCATCGGTCTCCTGGTTGTCGGGTGCCTCACGTCGCAGGACACCGCGGCTCACATCCTCCGTGGTCCATCCGCACCGGCACCACCATGCATGCCGGTCAGCCGGTCGGATCAAAACCGATTGACACATTGGACACCGCCGTTGCCACACATACATGCTTGACATCCTCCCCGGCCTGAAGGCCGGAGATTCCTACGGCGCTCAGGCGCGGCATTGAGCCGCCCCTGAGTCGCTTCGGTGGGTTCCTGCTGCTGGCGGCATGACCGCACCGCTCACTTCACAGGCTAACCGGGCGTGCCCCGCCCTTAGAACGTTGATCGCGCCGACCACATCGGCGTTTTCCTCGAAACCACATTCCACACACTCAAACCGGGCTTGTGTCTGGCGATTCTCCGCCGACACATGGCCGCAACAGGGACACGTGCGGCTCGTGTTCTGCGGCGGCACGGCAATGAGATGACCGCCGTTCCACGCCAACTTGTAGTCCAGTTGGCGGCGAAACTCGAACCAGCCCTGATCGAGGATGGACTTGTTCAGGCCAGACTTGGCCCGAACGTTTCTTCCTGGCGCGTCTGCTGTGCCTGCCGCTGACCTGGACATGTTCCGCACCTGCAAGTCCTCGATACACACCATCGCGTGGTTTTGGCTGATCGTGGTCGTGACTTTGTGCAGGTAGTCGCGGCGGGCATTGCCGATGCGGGAATGAATCTTCTGGACGTGGGCTTTGGCCTTCTTCCAGTTGTTGCTGAATTTGGTTTTGCGGCTCATCGCCTGCTGCGCTTTGCGCAGGGCGGTTTCATGCCGCTTGAAGCTGTTGAGCGGCGCATAGAAGCTCCCGTCCGAGAGCGTGGCAAAGCGTGCCACACCCATATCAATGCCGACCGCGCCGCCTTGCGGCAGCGGTTGTTCAGCCTCGCGTTCGGTCTGGATGCTCACATACCACTTGCCGCAGGACTGGCTGACGGTGACGTTCTTCACCGTGCCCAGCACGTCCCGGCTATTGCGGTAGCGCAGCCAGCCCAGCTTGGGCAGAAACAGGCGGCTGTTCGCTTGGTCGAGCTTGATCTGTTTCGGGTCGGGATAGCGGAAGCTGTCCGACTGGCCTTTCTTCTTGAAGCGCGGGAAGTCGGCCCGCTTGGCGAAGAAGTTGCTGTAGGCCCGCTCCAAATCCTTGAGCGCCTGTTGCAAGGGATGGACAGGCGCATCGGCCAGCCATGCCGTTTCCGCGCTGTTGCGCCACTCGGTAAGCAGCTTGCACAACCCGGCATAGCCGAGCTTCTTTTCGCCTTGCTCGTAACGCTCCTTCTGCAACGCCAGCGCCTTGTTGAATACGAAGCGGCATGAACCAGCAAAGCGGCGCATTTGCCGCTCTTGCTGGCCGTTTGGCCGCAGTTCGTACTTGTAGGCTTGAAGTCGTTGCATAGCTCAATCATACTCTTGGTCTATGAGCGATGACAACGATATTAGGCACGGACGGCACTGCGTTTTCAAGATGCACGTTCATTTGGTCTTTGTGGCGAAATACCGCCGCAGAGTGTTCGACGGCGACGCCATCAACCGGCTGCGTGCCATCTTTACCAAGGTCTGCGCCGACTTCGAGGCACAACTGATCGAGATGGACGGTGAAGACGATCACGTTCACCTGTTAGTGGAGTACCCGCCCAAGGTGGCCGTCTCGAATCTGGTGAACAGCCTCAAAGGCGTGTCCAGCCGCTTGCTGCGCAAGGAGCGGCCCGACATCCAGAATCAGGTCAAGGGTGTCTCGTGGTATCATTTACCGTACCTCTCCCGTGATGGTTGCTCCGCGCACAGCTCCACGCGTATTCGGCTCAATCGGGATCGGCGGATGTAGATCCTGCTCCTCTGTGGCAAAAATCACGTCGTCCAAGTAAAACGTGGCTTCATATTCCGGGACGCGAACTGCCATAATATCAAGAAAACACGGATCAGTATGGTTTGGACACTCCGGCGTGGTCCACTGAGAAAAATTCGGCGTGTCGAACGTTGTGAAGACTTTCAGCGTTCGCAAACCGCTGCGCGAGGCTTCGGGGACTTGCCAGCTCAGACCCGGCGTCCGTGCCCCCTGCCAATCCGACACCTTCGTCCACGGGTTGGCCGATGATGTCCGCATCCACTGCTCGTACCGTCCGATCGGGCCGTCCATATCAAAATGGATACGAACTTGCATCCATGCACCTGGCGTGACAGGCATATCGACAAGGTTTTCGTATAACACCGTTGCGCCAATGCGATTGGCATCAATAGCCTGTTCGGCACTCGATGTCTGAAAGTAAAACGCTCCATCGGTGGGAGCCGGTATCCCGTTGCGATCGCGACTAATCCCTACCAGCCACACGGTGAGCGGCGGATCGTCGCCGCTGTATACACCGCGACATGGGTACACGTTCGTTCGACACGGGTAAAAAAATTTGCTTCCATGCACTTTCTTTCCTGGCAAAATCTTGATCCAAAATTGTATCCAGACTTCGCCAGGAATGAGGATGTTCGGCGTGGCGTCTATTGCGAGCCAGGTATCCGTCTGACACCATCCGCTACTGACACAACTGGTTGGATAAGTAGGCTGATCACGAAACGCCACCTCGAATACTAAGACTTTCGAGCCTCGCTCCATATCGTCAACTGTATAGAGGTACCCCGCCCCGCTTGCAAAGTTCGAGTTCAATGATTTGACATCCGTCCATCCGGCACCTCTAAAAACGGATGTCACATTGCTGTTCCGATTCGCCACGTACTCGAATGAATCGCTGAACAACACGACAGCTTCACTTGGCAAAACGCTCATGAGCCAGCTTAGACCGATGATGATTCCGTATCGGAGCATGATTCCTCCCGACATTGGATGTGGAGTATCCGTAATCCGCCTTCGCGCGTGATAACCTTCTCAACACATGGATGCTCTCTGATCGCTATCGCAATAGCCTCTCCCTCTTCTCCCGGCCAGGCACAATCAAACGCATGTCCCGTTAAGTGTCGCGAGAGGCTATACTGCTCGGATTCTTGACATCCTCCCCGGCCTGAAGGCCGGAGATTCCTACGGCGCTCAGGCGCGGCATTGAGCCGCCCCTGAGTCGCTTCGGTGGGTTCCTGCTGCTGGCGGCATGACCGCACCGCTCACTTCACAGGCTAACCGGGCGTGCCCCGCCCTTAGAACGTTGATCGCGCCGACCACAGCATCGACAATGCGCCGCACGAGCGGTGTCGCGCGATAGGTCTGTTGAATCCAGTCTCGACCATACCGGCGCGTATTCCGTGTCATCACCCGGATCTGCTCATCAAGTGAACGCCTGCCCGACGTGATCCGCAACTGCGGCCAGCGCGCTAACACCCATTCAGCCACCCGCTGCGTTGTCGGCGTTAATCCCCAGGTTACCATCGTCGTCGTAAGCCTGCCCCCATGCTGCCCCCGCCACCCCCACCGCTACAAGATACTCCGCCGTTAGCCAGCACCAACACCATGGCATGCTTCTCAGTCGTACTCACGTTAAGAGTGGCGTCAAATGGTCCAGCCGAACCGTTTAACGACAGACACGTCCGCGCAAAATAACCGTGCCTCCGACTACTGGTATACCCCTCGAAATCTTCCACCCAATCCGTCGGCGAGGTAATGGCATTGTTGTTTGACCCGGCAATGACGGTACTTCCCACAAATAACAGCCATCGATCTCCGGTTCCGGTAATGCTCCCACCGCGGATAATCTGATCGTTTGTGCCGTACGGGATGTTGGAGTACGATTCGATCGGTGTGCCAACAATCTCTCCGTAGTAGGCCGCCATCGAGCACGCGCAGCGGTTGTTTGCGACGGGCCAAGTCCACGTTGCCGCCGATTCGTTTTCGACTGCAATTTTCCAGTAGAGGAATACGCCGCGCTCATTCCCGGCTCCGAATGCCCCGGATGCTATCAGGGTCCATCCGGGTGGAGGTGTGACGGTTGTGGTGTTGTTCGCTGTATGCACTGCGGCGATTAAGAGGTCTCCCGCGGTCGTACCTGTCGGCGGAGTGACAGTACAAAATGCATCTGTCCCCGGAACGTCGAGATGAACGGCCCCGCGGAAGCTCGTAGCATACGCAGGGCTAGCCAGACAGACACAGACAATAATGGCACAGAGAATGCGCATTATAGCCTCCGCGTGACAATAACCGTCATGCCAATCAACTGCGCCGTCCCGGTCGCAGTGTCCGACCCATCCGTGCCATGTCGCCCGATCTGTCCGTATACAACGCGCCCTTCTGCGCATGCGGTACAGGTCGGTTGCGATAACATGACCTCTACCTCTCGATTCGCGGTATTGTAAACCGGACCGGTAATACAATTGCTCGTCCCGCGGGCCGGTAACGCCGGATCGCTGGCCTCCCCGTACCCTACGCTGGCCAGTTGCGCACACCATCGCACGAATGTCGTATCGTCGCTCGATGTGACACGATACCGAAAGATCAACGTCAAGCCTGTATAGCCTGACGGCAACCGATACCGCCAGTTAAAGACTTGGTCGCTATTCGGATCGAAATTGAGATGGCCGCGTCCGCCGGAAAGATTGCACGCAACCGTCGGCGCATTCGCGGTCGGCAGGTCAACAATGGCTTGCGCGACGTTGTTTTGGCAAGCCGCCACCTCTAGCCATTGTTCGAACGGCAGGTCCGTGGCGTTACTGTGATACCTGACGATCGACCCGCCTTGTTCATGACTTTTGAGCGCAGAATCGGCCTGGTCGAAATACAGTCGATGTTGCCCCGCGCCCGCCGGCGGACCAGGAGCTGCCCCTTCGCGCAACGTCACTATCCCGATGCCGGTATCGCCGGAGACAAATCCATCAGGACAATTCATCTGCCCGGTCGTCGAGACGGTACAGAGCGACCCCTGAATCGTCGACCCGCCGGTTCCGTTCGCCAGAATGACCGCGCGATCCGTCGAGCCGGTCGAGCCTCCAATGCCACCCCCACCGCCGCCCCCCACACGTGATCGCGTCACCTCACGCCAGACGGTTCCGTCAAGCGTGAGCACCAAAATATCATTGGCCTGCGCAGTATAGCTGG